TTGTATCAATATATAATGAAGACAATTTAACCTCTAAGAAAGGTTATTTCTATACCAAATCTAACCAAATAATCAAGATTTGGGAGTACAATATTAGAAAGTATAAAGGTTATAACGCTTTCAATATTGAGGAAAAACTTGAGGATGATTTGTTAAAACATATCCATTCAATTGATAATAAGTTACCCTCTTTTTATCTTCATTGCGAAAAAGATGTACCAATGGAAGAAACCCTAATTCCATTATTCAAGAGAAAGGTTATGTCATATGTATTACAGACAAAAAATTTAGCGATAAGATAATTTGATTAGTAAAAATAAATTTTATATATTTTTTTAAAAAAAATGGAAAACCTTAAACTTAGAATGACTCTAACCGATGGAAAAGGTTGGAAAGAAACAAAAATTATTCAATTATCACACTACCTTTTAGAAAAAGAAAAGGGAAATAGTTTACTTGATGAAACCTTGGAAAAATTAATTGATAGTCAAAAGAATGTTGAAGAAAATATTGAACAAAATAAAACAACTTATCAAAAATGGAGACCTTAATGAAAACTTGGGAAAATAAAGAAATGGTTAATCACCCTAGTCATTATGGGGGAGCCGATAATGTTTACGAAGCGATAAAAGTGATTGACGCTTGGAATTTAGGATTTGCTTTAGGGAACACTGTGAAATACATTAGTAGAGCTGGAAAGAAAGACCCAAATAAAGAATTGGAAGATTTAAAGAAAGCAATGTTTTATCTCCAACATCATATAAATCAATTGGAAAATAAATGAATGTACTGAGTCTTTTTGATGGGATAATTTCAAAAAATACCATCAAATACCATTAATTTTATTTGTTCTGCACATATTTATAATAAAACATAAGTATGAAAAGCATTTATAAGATTGAAAACAAAATTAATGGTAAACTTTATATTGGACAAACAATAAATTCATTGAAAACTAGATTCAAAAAACACTTATCCCAAATTAATTGTAAAAACCAATGTTCAGCATTATATTCGGCAATTAGGAAGTATGGTAAAGAAAACTTCGAGATTAGTGAAATTGTGAGTGGGGACTTTTCCAAAGATGAACTTAATAATTTAGAAATCTTTTTTATTCAACACTATAATACTTTATCTCCGAATGGATATAATTTACAAACTGGTGGAAATACAACAACTTTGGCTGATGAAGTTAAAAAATCAATTTCTAACACAATGATGGGTAGAAAAATAACATGGAGTGAAAAAATAAGTGAGACAATAAAACAAAAATGGCAAAATCCTGAATATCGAGAAAAACAAACAAATCAAAGGTATGTCAAAAGGGGAAAATACAGAGAGGGTATTGTTAGAGAAAAACTAAGAGTAAAAATTGATGAAATAGAATTTGTTAAAGATTACAAAAATGGGATGAAAATCAAAGATTTGGAATCTAAATACAAGATATCAACACCAACAGTTTATAGATTACTGAAAACAAATAATATATGCAAAAGGAGATAAAAAATGTTCTGGGACTTTTCGATGGGATGAGTTGTGGCCAAATAGCATTAAACAAAGTAGGAATAAAATACGACAATTATTATGCTTCCGAGATTGATGTTCACGCAATCAAAGTAACCCAACATAACTATCCTAACACGATTCAATTGGGGGATATTACACAAATAAATGGAAGTGATTTACCAACAATTACATTAATGTGTGGTGGGTCACCCTGTCAAAATCTTTCATTTGCTGGTAAGATGAAAGGGATGTCAACAAAAGAAGATATTGAAATATTAACATTAGAACAATATCTTAAATTAAAAGATGAAGGTTTTGAATTTCAAGGACAGTCATATTTGTTTTGGGAATATGTAAGACTATTAAAAGAAGTTAAACCAAAATATTTTTTATTAGAAAATGTTAAAATGTTAAAGAAGTGGGAAACCATAATAAGTAATGTCTTGGGATTAGAACCGATTGAAATAAACTCAACTTTGGTTTCAGCCCAAAACAGAAGAAGATTATATTGGACAAACATTCCAAATATTAATCAACCAATTGACAAAGGAATTACTTTAAAAGATATCATTGTTGATGACTCCTGTAATATGACTATTGATGAAAAAATAGATTCATTAACTAAATCTTATGATAAACCTATAACCATTAATGAAGATGGTATTGCTACACTATATGCGAATAATGGAAAAAGAGTTAATATAGATTTATCCAACGAAGTACCATTTTCATTTTATGAAACTAGAACTAAGGAGGGTAAAGAAATGAGGAGAAAAATAAGAATTGAAACTGGTAGAGATTCAACTCCAAGGAGTAAAGAATTTAAGATGTATGTACCAAATAAAAATAACAAAGGAAATTGTTTAGTTACTGTTGAAAGTCCATTGGATTATATTGTTGACCCAACTTGGAAATACAGAAAACTTTACCGAATTGAAATGGAAAGACTACAAACAATACCTGATGGATATACTAATGTTGTAAGTGATAGTCAAGCAAGAAAGATGTTAGGTAATGGATGGACAGTTGATGTAATAACACATATATTTAAAAACATAGAATTATGAATAAGATTTTTTTGATTGACATTGATGGGACAATATGTGAGGATATTAACAATGAAGATTCCCATTTATTTCCATTTGCACAACACTTTGAAGATAGTAGATTACTATTAAATAAATGGTATGATGAAGGAAACATTATAACTTTTTTTACCGCAAGAGAGTCAAAAGATAGACATATTACGGAAGATTGGTTAAGATTAAAAGGATTCAAATTCCACGGACTAATAATGGATAAACCAAGATGTAAGGATGGTCAAGAATATCATTGGATTGACAATAGACCAGTCAAAGCAACAACTTACAAAGGAACTTGGAGTGAATTAATAAAAACAGAAGCAAAAATAGAAGTGTTTAAATGAATGTATTAAGTTTGTTCGATGGGTTAAGTTGTGGCCAAATTGCCCTAAATAGAATTGGAATAAAATATGATAAGTATTTTGCATCTGAGATTGATAAAAGTTCAATTAAGGTTACACAACAAAATTATCCCAACACAATTCAATTGGGTGATATAACGGAAATTAAAGGAAGTGATTTACCACCAATAAACCTTCTCATAGGTGGGTCGCCTTGCCAAGGATTCTCAAAAGTGGGAAAACAATTAAACTTTGATGACTCAAGGAGTAAATTATTCTTTGAGTATGTTAGACTATTAAAAGAAACAAATCCAAAGTATTTCTTATTGGAGAATGTTGTAATGAGAGAAGAATGGCAAGATGTAATCACTGAACATCTTGGTGTCAAACCGATTAAGATTAATAGTAGATTAGTTTCAGCACAAAATAGACCAAGATTGTATTGGACAAATATTCCAAATATAACACAACCAAAAGACTTGGGATTAAATATTTGTGATGTTATCTCCCCAGAATTTAAGGACAAATATCCAAACTATTTGGATTTACCATTTTATGGTAGGGGAACAAGAAAGGATGTCGTTAAGTCATATAGAGATAAGGCATCTTGTTTAACAGCATCAATGTATAAAGGACAGGTTTCATCTTTTTGTAAAAATGAATTGGGTCAGATATACAAATACACACCACAAGATTGTGAACTGTTACAAACTGTACCATTAAATTATACAAGGGGAGTTTCAAACACCGAAAGGTTTAAATTACTTGGGAATGGTTGGACAGTAGATGTGATAACACATATTTTAAAAAATATTAAATAAGGGTCATTTAAGACCCTTTTTTTATTTATGTTAATATTTATAAATAAAAAAAATATGGAAATCTTAACTGAGAAAGAGTTTAGGACGAAAATGACTATAATATATCAACAAGAAAGAATAAAAATTCTTAATGAAAAATGGGATAGATTATCCAAAGATGACAAGTTGATAATAATTGAAATGTTTAAATTATTGAATCCTGACGTAAAAATCCCAATAAACGAAGCTAAATGGTATAATACTGTTATGGATTGGGCGGGTTTAATACCAGGTATTGGGTCAGCCGTTGATTTAGTAAATGGGTTTAGTTATTGGAGACAAGGTGACAAATTATTTGCAATTTTATCTTGGATTGGAGCATTACCTATTTTTGGTGATTTAATTGCTGCGCCAGTTGTTTCGGCTTTAAAAGTTGGAGGTAGGGGGGCTGAATTATTTAAGGGTGCTGTTTTGGCCAAAGACGCTGTCAAAGTAGCCGAAACCGCTAAAAATCTTGGAGGTCCTGTTGCTAAAATGGTTGAAAAAGCACCATCTTGGGGAGGTAAATTAATTGAAGTGTTAGAAAAAAGTGTTGGTAAATTTCCTTGGTTAGGTAAAGGTTTAGTTGATACTGTTAAATCATGGGTTGGTATTTTTAGTAAAGCGGGTAAAAATATGAATGCTATTTCATCGTTGGGTAGACCAGCGGTTAGAAAATTAACAAATAATACAAAATTTTATTTGGGATTATTAGATTCATTAGGTTTGGGTAATTTTTCAGGACCACCAGAAGAATTAGCCAAAAAAGTACCTAATTTAGCTCAAAAAGTTGCCGATTTTGAAGCGACACCTGAAGGTAAAAATTTGAGTATGGGAGGAACTATGGCACCAACAGAACCATCAACAACTCCAAGTCAAACAACATTTACACCACCTAAAGCCCCATCAACAACTAAAACAGATGACCCAATTAGTACTTTGAGTTCTTTGTTAATGTAAAAAAAACTACAATGCAAAAAAATAACAAGAAATTAATAATTGAAAGTGGTATAAGGGATATTAATAATATTGCTAAACGATACAATAAAGCTAAAATATACTTTCACCAGGATTTGGATGGCGTGACATCTGGATTAGGAATGAAAAAATACTTGGAAGATAATGGTATCAAAGTAGTAGATGCTGAAATTATCCAATATGGCGACCAAGAATGGGCAATAAAGAAACCTGAAGCGAGTGGTGGAGTTATGCCTGTATTAGTTGACTTTGCTCACGGAAAACCAATGTTTTTAATTCATACAGACCACCACGATTCACAATCAGGGGTTGAGGGTGATACGTCAACAAGTTTCAAAAGTGCAAGGTCTAATGTTGAAACAATATCAGGTATATTATCCCCAAAAGATTTGTTCCCATCAGGAGATATTAAATTAATTTCAACTGTGGATTCGGCCAACTTTAGGGCTATGGGAATTTCAATTGATGATGTTAACAATTATATCTTTAACCTTGATAAAGGTTTACCTGTAGAAAAAAATAAGATGTTGATGGGGTTAGTTACTAACAAATTATTATTAGCGTTTAAGAACAAAAAAGGATTTTTAGAAAGATTAGTTTTAGAGTGTGAACCTTCATTGATTAGTATTCTCAATAAGATTAAACAAATTATGAAAGAAGAAGGTTGGTCTGGTGTTGAAGAATTACAAGTGAATAGAGAGAAGTATATTGAACAGATGAGAGGTTATGGTAAAAAATCTTATGAAGATGGCATCATTATTAAAGATGGTGGTGGAAGTATGATAAAACCTGGTTCTTATGATAGATATGTAAGTTTCAAATTACATCCTGATGCTGATTTTCAAGTAATTACTTGGGGTTCTGTTGGACTTTTACAAGTTTCTTGTAATCCTTTTAAGGAACAACGAGGACTAAAAGGAATTGATTTGGGGGAAATAAATAGAGGTATTCTTGAGGGAAGAAAAGATGAATTAGAACAAATTAAAATTACCGCAAATAGATTAAAAAAGGTTGCCGAAACTAGTAAAAAATTTGTACCAGGTGAGAGTGTTGGATTTACGGCAAAAGACTTAGTAGCATTTTATGGTAATACTTTAGAAGGATATAACGAAATACCAAGAAAGTTTGAAAACTTTTTATCAAAGAAATATCCTGACTATGAAAGAGGATTAGAAGAATGGAAAAAAATTGTTAACAAAACAATGAGTAAACCATATGTTGAATTAAGTGAATTTGAATTGGCAGTATTAAATTCTATTTATACAACGGCTTATGATGTAATCAAGAATAATAGTGGCGGTCACAAATGTATTACCAATTTCCAAACATCAGCATTAGGTGGAGGTTTTGGTCCTTACAAAACAACTGATTTTATTAAAGAAATAAAAGATGAATTTGTTCAAATTCTAAAAGACAGAATTAATGCCGAGAAAGGGGACAATGTAAACGAAAACTATTTTAGGAATATTATTAAAAAAACAATGAAAGGTTAAGATTAAAGGGGGAATAATACATTATCCCCCTTTTTTATGTCTAATTTCTTACAAGTTCCACCTCTAACTTCAAGTATAAAGTTTCCTTCACCAATATATGATTTACATATTTTTGTTTCACAAGGAGGACAATTGTGGTGTATTTTGGTTATGACATCATTATCAATAAAGATGATATCTAGGGGAATTATACAATTTTTCATCCAAAAACCATGTTCTTGATTTTTCATAACAAATAACATTCCATTGAATGTTTTGTCAAAGGTTTTGTTCATCATACCTTCTTGAGTTTCTTCAGGAGATGTTTGAACTTTTACCTTGAAAATGTTGTCATTTATACTTAACTTCATATATATAAATATAATAATAATTCATTATGGGAAATTGTGCAGGTATTTTATTAAAATATAAAAATCATTGTTTATTATGTAAAAGAAGTCAGAAAGGGAGTTTACCAGGTATTTGGTCAGTTCCTGGAGGGCATTTGGAGAAAGGAGAGGATATTCAAGATGGTGCTGTAAGGGAGTTTAGGGAAGAGACTGGATATCAGATTATTGATAACTTGGATTATGTGGCGACATTAAGTGGTGGGTCAAAAATGAAGTTCTATTTGTTCTTATATGAAATTAATTATAAGATAAATATTGATTTGGATGAAGCTCAAGATGGGGACGAACATACCGAATGTGGGTGGTTTACCAAAAAAACTTTACCTAAAAAGGTGGAAAATCAACTTTTTTTTATAATAAATAAGATTTTTTAAAAAATTCGATATATTTATATTTCACAAATCCCCAACTTCCCTTTCTTATGTTGGTCAATATATAGAACTCCGATAATTGTAAAAAATTATTGGAGTTTTTTGTTTTTATTGATTATCTTTGTGGAAACAATATTTATATAATAAAAGAAAACGATGAAAGATTTGAAACAAATTATACGAGAATTTTTGAATGAGAATAGAATTTATTTATCTCAGAATGGTACTGATGGATTTGGTTATGTTATGAATATACATCTAAAAAATAGTGGGGAAAAAATCGGATCAATTGTTTTTAGAGTAAAAAAATATTTGGAAAAATTAGGTTATCCAACGGTTTTAGAATTACACATCGGTTTCGAAGAAGAGTATCAAGGACGAGGTTATTTTCAAGATGCTTTAATTGAATTATTAAATGATATAGGAATACCAATATTCATTTCAACTGGTAGAATTATTAATAAAAATGTATTCAAAGCAGTTTCTAAGTTAAATAAGTCATTGTTAAATGTTGATGAAATTGATAGCGGATTTATCATAACAAAAAAACTCCAATAAAAAAATAATCAAACTTGGAACTTTATGGTTGTTTGATTGGTTATAATAGTATTAAATCACTTAATAATATGGATTTTACTGGAGCATATAAACATTATTCTGAACAACTAAAAAAAAGATTTAATCTTGAAATTAGTTATGAGAATTATTTAGAAAAATATGTATTTAATCGAACATTAAATGAAAAATATGTTGGAAAATATGCGAGATATCAATTTGGTGATATGGTAAATGTTTATTACATTACAACAAAATATGAATATCCAATAACGGTATATAAATTAGACAAATTTAATAAAGGTAGAATCTTACGGACGTTTAATTAATCATAACCGAAATAAAAGTTGCAGTTTTTTGTTTTTATTAAAAATCTTTTCTTATCTTTGTATTCACAACAATAAAACACAATCATATGACTACTGAAAAAACATTGGGACAGATTTTACTAGGTAAAAACAATGGTACATTAATTAATGATAAAGGTGAATATATCTATGTCATTAGATACTACTACAAAAACGCATTTAAGTATCAGGTCTTCTTTTCTAAAAGTTTGACTGAGATGGCAAGAAAACCACCATTGAACACCACTGTTGAGAAGAAAGTATTGAAATTAATTAACGATGAAAATTATCAATTGGTAAAATAACGTTTTGTAGATATATTTAGTTTTTAATTTTATATTATGAAGAAATCAAGAAAAATACACACCGCATTGAATAAACCTGCTGTTATAAGTTGGGTGGCTTGTTCGGAGAAATTGCCAACAGTAGAACTTAATGGGCAAAAAGTTTTGATTTATAGAATTATGAATGATAGTCAAGCAAGTTTGGCAATTTCTATTCACGAAACTTCGATGGTAAAACATTGTAATGTGAATGAAACTTGGTGGATGGAGCTTCCTAAGCCACCTTGCTTATAACGTTTTGCAGATAAGCGAAGGCAAAGATTTAGAAACTAAAATTTTAACTTAAAAACAAATATAATTATGAAAACGAGAACACTAATTTACCACAGAACCTTTGCTTTTGCTTATGTGCTGTTAGTAGCTGTTATTTTTTGCGGTTGTGGAAACGGAACAACTGCTAAAGAACAACCTATTAAACAAACAAAAGACTATCATGGCTACAATTTAATTGTGATAGATAGCTGTGAGTATTTAGAAGCAGGTGGAGTACCAAGAGATTGGAATGTGCTAACTCACAAAGGAAACTGTAAATTTTGTGCAGAACGTAGCAAAAAATAATTGCTACTAACGGTTGGGTATATGTGAAGTACCTGACCACAGAACTTAATAATTTAGTAGAAACCTTATGAGGTATTTCACATATACCTTGTTATAAAACGTTTATTATGAGATTTAAAAAATTGATTTATAAAAATTTCTTTGGAGAATACAACATTTTGATAACCATAACAGATGATGGTAAAACACCACACAGAGACACATTAATTCCAGATAGGGAAATATATAATTCACATATTTGGATTCACGATAATATTGTAAAAAAGAATCACACAGGAAAAGAAATTTTTATTCTTGATTCTATTGTGAGTGATGACGAACTTAAAAGTGTTCTTGGAAATGTTTTATAACGTCTGATGATAAACAATCGTTTTAATGTTGTTTATCATTTGTTAGGTTTTGTCATTAATTTGTTTTACCTTTATAAAAAATATAGAATATGGAAAATAAAAACACAAACGAAGAACTTGAGTATTTTCAAAATAAACTCAAGGAAACTATGGGTAAAGGATTACCTAAAAAATATCTTGAAACAACTGACTTGGGTGAAGTCGATAAGGAATATGAACATAGATTTAAAGAACGAATTGAAAAACACTTAACAGAAGTTGATAGAATTAAAAATATGATAGGCGATTCAAAACAAATTAATGATTGAACCTAACTATATTATATAATTACTCACTTATAACTTATTGAAAATGAATGAGAAAGAGCGACCAACTTTAAAGATTTGTGAACAAAATTTTAATTATCTAAACTACTCAAAAATCCGTAATATATTTTTATGAAAGCAGAAGAAGCAGAAAACTGGAATAATGTTCATTATAGAATGGAACAAGAAGGATTTCATTATTGTTTTAATAGTTACTCTAAGTTCCCTGAAATAAAAGATGAAAAATTCCACGAGTTAAGAGAAAAATACTTGGAAGT